TTCAAAAGCCATACTTTACTTTGAATTTCTTCCCACTATTCATATCGCATGTGACATATCTTTAGAAAATATTCTCAACAAATTCATTTTCCCCATTGTAATTTATTAGGCTGTTTCCATTACTATCTTCTACCCTAAAACGAAGGTAAACTTTATTTCTATTACTTGGTAGTGTAACAGATGGCGTAAACCTAACCTCTGTTGGTGTACATGATATTACTCTAGGCACTAGTGAGTATCCTGATTTAATCTCAATATACTCACCAGAACTGTAGTACATTGACTTCTCATAGCCTTCTTGCTCCAGTTTATCTGTTGTATAACCAATAGAGTTTTTTAAGTATTGGAAGTAATCTTTGTATTCAGCACCCGTAACATTTTGTAAAGAGTTAGTCTCTGGTAAGCTCATTTCATAGATACGCACATTGGAATTTCCTTCTGACACTTCCAGAGGCGCTAAAGAATTTTCTGCTAAGTACTGATTAAAACTGGCTATGCTTGAGTCTACACTTATACCAGATGGGAGTATTAAATTACCCTCGGCATCACGCCCTGAGAACAAATCAATCAAAAACGTCTTGATTTTACTCTCATCAAAACCCGCGAAAGTGGTTCTATCCTCCATACCCTCAAGAGTGAATCTATTATAAGACATACCTGCGTACATACTACTAAAAGGGCTTACGTTTAATTCAGAGAAGAAGATTCCATTCAATATATCTATATTAAAGAATGCTTGCCTTAATAAAAAGTACGATGCTAACCCATCCACCGTAAATGATGGGTTCGTATCAATGAACGGTTGAAAATCGTAGTTAGTAAAACTGTAAATCACTGGTGGATTGTCACCCACCGACATTTTTAAACAACCTGAAATTTGCATAATAATCCTTAGCCTTGCATGTCAGTCAGTGCATTAATACTGTCTGGTGTTTGCATATCTATTGTTAAATAACTGAACTCTACAGTACCACCAGTACCACCAGTACCGCCACTTGTGGCAGACTCATCGACTTCTTCTAATCCAATCCTAACACCTGCTGCCACAGGTAGTATGTTATCATCTAGGTTGACCCTATCTATGAAGTAAGCTAGAATACCTGTTTTATCATCTGTTTTTACCTGAATCAAACCTTGTTTTAACATCTGAACAGTTGTTCTCTTGTTGTCAACAATCAAGTTAATAACCTCTACAAGCTCATTAGCTGTGCAGTTTGATTTATTGTACACTGTCCTAGCTTTTATAATTCTTCGGTATTCATCATCGGTTAAGACTCTACTAGTGGCAGTGTTAAAATGACTTCTTGAGTTCCAGTAACCCCCAACTTCGGGGTCTAGTGAGCTACCAAAAGTCTTACTTTGATAACTACCAGAAAAACCGAAGTAAGGCTCTGTATTGAAGTCACTGAGAAGCCTAGGTTGCCCCACTAAGCCCCCTATAAAGTCCAAGTGATACCCTAGCGCCACATCAATGTTTAAGATGTTATCAGCGAGCCACAGAAGCTCCTCCTGCTGTTTTAGGCAAACAGTCAGTATAGACTCATTTAGAGAATCCAATACTGGGCTATTTCTAGTCACAGAGGGTTTTAGTTCGTGGTAGTCTTCTATGTAATCTATATTCCTCATGAGACTTCCTTAATTAAGTGTTTCACCATATTGAACAGAGTTTTTATTACCAACAGAACCACCGATGATAATATCCTCAGAGTTCAAAGTAGCAATCTCATTATACCTAATAACTACGTCATCATTACTGAGAGTTCCACCTTTGTATCCGAACTGCATATTCTTAACAGCAAAACCTTGGATGCTGTTGATAGGTTCATATAGTCTAGAGTGGTGGATGTCTTCACCAACATTAAGGTTATTAAACCATTCAATAATAGCCTGCCTAATCCTAGCATTACCATTAATAGGGAAGTTGGGATAGGTAACAAGTGACATAGATATTTCAAGAGGTACAATCTTAGGTCTTGAAAACCTTACAATGTGCTCAAAACCATTAATATCTTTTACATACTTCTCAATATCACCAGATGTTTCAATACCTTCAGAGATACTATTAAAAATAGCCAAAGCGATATCATCTTCATTACCACCCATAACAGTTATTGCTAAACCATTGTTGGTTATACCACTGTTCGTAGTATTTGAAGAAGTATTTTGTTGGACATTCTCGTAGAAAACACCTTTTACACTTTTGATAGCCATAACAATTGCGGTATATTTACCTGCATTATTAGCCTGTAGTAACTTACCTCTTCTTCTGTAGTTCTCATCACTCTCAATAGGTATTGAAGCTTGTATGTAGTAAGGGTTTGTTACACCTCTGAGACCAAGTACGGGGGTCTGTATTGATGTTACTTGACCACTTGAGCTGAACTTTGAGCTATATGTACTAGAGGTTACGTAAGTGGGCATGTAAGACCTCTGAATGGTGCATAAACCTTCAATACTGAAGTCACCTATTCTATTCTGGTCAACAATAATAACCTTTACAGTGTTGTCATTATTTCTACTTGCATATAAGTAACTTGATTGGTTGTTGACGGCATTGACAAGCCTGTCTGCGATTTGTCTGACTGTAGAGTCTGTAGTTCCAGTCTCGACTGTGACAGGTGGTGAGCCAGATAAAAAGCCATCGATATTATAGTTCAGTTTATAAATACCACCAACCGCATCAACTTTAATCTCTACACCATTAGCAGAATACTGTGAGAATGTGATAGAGCTATCAGTGCTGTAAGTATCACCTGTGTAGATATTACCTACTAGGCTACCTTGAGAGACAAAAGTTCCCAAATCACCATACATCATCACATAGCCTGTAGATTGCGCTTCTGTAGACCTCTTGATTCTATGAATATTCCAAAGTAGATTATCGAGTTTCTGACCTTCTGCTTGGTTGATATCTAAGGATTGTAGTATCATAGGTAGTATCTCAGCGTTTTCTACAAGTGATTTAGACACAGTAGAAAATAATCTGCCAATTATGCTTGAGTCATCTGTTCTTAATTCTTTTCCGTCTAGTTTGTCTGCGAAAGCCACCTTAGCAGTATTAGCCATCTCACTTCTGAAGTCATCAATACCTTGTACTATAATACCTTTTTCATCAAATATGTTTGACATATTATTCCTATATATAACTGATTAAATTGTAGCAGTCAACCTGTCGCCATTTTGGTTTGTTAGGATAACGCCATTTTCATTTGTAAGAACATAGTAAGTAAAAATAGAAGGCTCATCTATAACCTTGACTTTGAACTTACAAGCATAACTGTAATTAAATATCTCTGATTCAAAAGATTCAATACTCTCAACCATCACTTCTTTGTTTATCTCATTACGTATAACTACATCCACTGATGATTTTGGTCTATTTCTACCAAAGATTGTATTCAAGTAATCTATGCCGTAGTTTACATTCCAGAATAAGTCTCTTGGGTACGCTTTTAACCTAAGAAATAACCTTTGTTGTAAATCTTCTTCTGAGCTTTCTGTTAAAGCTAAATCAAAAACCCCTTCTCCATCTTCTATCAGTACTATGTCTGTAATGGCTTGGTCAAATTTGATATCCATTTAAAATCCTATGCAAAATTCTGGGAATGTGAAGCCTAAAACACCAAGAGTGTTGTTGACAAAATCTACTAACATTGTTAATCCTAATGTTGCGTAGTAGTCTTTAATTTGATTGAGAGACTCCATTATATATAACTCAATATTCGAGTAATTCAGGATAAAATCAACCTCTGGTAATATGAATGCGCTTAAGCCAAGTACACCTATTATTTTTAATGCATCTTCACCTGTTATTAAATCGTACCAAGTACCATAATCTGGAAATGAATTTAATATTGTATTTTTTAATTCATTTATAGTTGGTATTGATGGTAGTGTAGGTAAAGCCCCTGAGATATCTAAAATACTCAATGCACTTTTTATCATACCTTGCATAGCATCCAGAAGCTCAGCCTTATAACCGACAAGAATCATTTTAAGGGCAAGCATAGCTTCTTTTGCGTAGTTGCTGTAGCTCTCAAACATAACTAGTGGTAGGTAGGGTAGTTGTATACCTTCACTCAAAGCCTTAACAATTGCTTCGTAGAGACCTTGTATATCACCGTTTACAATATCGATAATAGAGAAACCTAATACTGGTATCTTAGGTAAGTAGTCTTTTAAGCTGCCACCAATAACCGCAATAAGAGGTTTGAATACATTCATCATTGTTAATGTATCAGCCTGATATTTTATTGCATCAATTACCTCCATAAGCTCTTGTACTATGTTTGAGTAACCAACAAATATAGGGTCTGGTAGACCTAATAGTGAAGGTATTGAAATACCAACCAGTGATTCAACAAAGCTATCAAAGTTCGGTACGCTGTCTTGCAAAGACTTCAACTGACCTAAGAAGTTCTTTTTTAAATCCATTGGATTAGGTACAGGCGTGTCAATACAAATTTCGAACATTTTGACTCCTTATCTACCATTCTCAGATATTAGTGGTGCAGTTAGTTTTATTTTCTCAGATGCTGTGACCTCAAACTCTTCACACTCATAGCTTACTTTCTTGGCATTTAAGACCTTTAAGTCACCATCTGTTGTCAACTTGAAGATTATCTCGTTTTCTGTATTTTTATTGTGTACAATATTTAAGTCTTTGTTGTCAAACTCATTCTGATAGTTTCTTGCGTTTAGAGGGGATTCCTGATAATTAGAAAAACCAACAATAGCAACTACGTTATTTAAGTTCCCATTAGATATTGAGAATGGGTCATGTTGATTTTTATTTCCATTGATAAAATCCTGTATATCAACAGATTGAAATATCAAGTCTACGGTATCACCTTGCGACAAGGGAAAACTTATTGTAGACGTTTGGCTTGATGGAAATATAACCTTTACGTTTGATATCGTAGGGTATTTAATTGTCTCACCTGTAACAGAGTTCATATAGTTTACAACAGGTCTAACGTCAATAAAGCCGTCTGAGAGGTTGTCAATACCAACAATCACAGCAGGAAAAGCAATATTCATTTTGTGGTTATTAAGCGTTATCAGATGCTTAACAATTGACTCAGTACTACCTCTCATAATAATCCTTAGTTTTGTGATGTTTCACTTGCCAAATCTTCTTTGTTTGGTGTAGATTCGACCTTGTTGCCTTTCTCTATCTTAGTCTCTGTATCTTCACAATAAAGAACCATAGTCCAGTCGCCTCTTTTGTTATTACCTGAGTAACTGGCATGTCTAACCCTATGTATCAAGTAGTGGTCGCCCACATCACCTTCCTCTACAGTGAATACAAGTGTCTGAGGTTTTACGGTAGGATTCATTAGAGCTGTTATTCTGTTGTACCTTCTGTTTATCTCAATAGCAGTCCTACCGTAGTTATCTACATTAGAGTCAGCAGGTTGGTCATAGTCAAGGTTTGGTAGTGCGTTAGCGTCTTGACTAGTGTCACCAGTACCACCATCACCATTCTTACCATATACGTCAACGTGAATATGACCTGCTGTTGCCTTTGAAGAAGGGAAGTTGTATTCATCATCAACATTGACTCTGTAACCATTTTTCTGAGCCATAGCTCTCACAGCCTTCGCAACAACAGCAGCACCCGACTTACCACTCTTAAGCGTGAAGTCAAAAGACTTACCTTGTGTGTGTAGGCTTCTTGGTGAGTTGTCTTTGTGGTATTTGTCATTGAACGCAGTAAACCTTTCTAGACCAACACCAACTTCTCTCTGTACAATGTGAGCAAAAGTTACTGTGTGACCTCTGACATTACCACCTGCCGTTGCCTCCCTAATATTTGTACCTTTGACAACATTAGGTTTTATGTTTAATGTAGATAGATAATCATTGCTTAGGAACGGGTTACTACTATCACCACCTTGGGGTGTTGAGTTAGATTCACTTCTAGCAAGTAGAGCCTCTACTTCACTACCACTTGATTTTTTACTTTTTGGCTCTTCAGGGTTATTCCTTTTGTATTCACTCTCGGCAGTCTCCCTTTCATTTGCATTCAACTTCTGGTCTGCAAAAGCTGTAACCAACTGATACTCATTTTGAGAGTCAATCAAACCTGTCTCTTTAGTCAATAGAAAACCCGTACGTAAGTCTGTATCTTCTACTGAGTTCCTGACAATTAATTTCTCAAGATAGTCTGTTACTATGTCGTCATTATCTAATGCAGGGTAGCCTTTCTCTATCATAGCTAGCGCCTTTTTCAGCCCTAGTGGTGTGAATGAGAAGTTACCTGTATCATCATCATCTAGTAAAACCCTTCTAAAGTTTAGACCGTAGTAATCTGTGGTCTGTTCTAGGATGGTTCGCAAGTCACCAATGTTGTAACTGGTGGTCTTATAGGTTCTCAAGAACTTAATTATACTTTCTTGCTTATCTTCTGGAACACCTTCTAAGCTAAACGCCATAGAACCAAAACCAATAGATGTTGCTAGGTTTCGAAGGTAGCTCAAAAGGGGGATAGGAGTCACCCCATCTGATATAGCATAACCTGAGAAGAAGTTGTTTAATAGGTTTGCACTACATTCAATTGTAGTGGCAGTTATATTGTTTTTCTTTTCTGTGTAAACCCTAGAGATATAGGCAATGAATAAGTTCTCAATGTAGGCTTGTTCATACCCACAATCAAACCATATCTCACCACCCTCTTCCTCTATGATTGCTATTGTTTCTGGGGTTAATCCATATATCGTAACTTTACCAGTATCATCTTCCTGTGTCTGGTCAATAGTCTTGAAGTACTCAAACTCAATCTCAAACTCATTGCCGATAGTGATTTTAGATTCTCTTTTGAAATTCTTTATTGTCACGGTACAGCTTCTTAAGAACTGATACTCTTTGTAATCGTATGCGTTAGTTTCCGACATATACCTTCCTTAGGTTGACCTCCAAATCTTGAATAACTTTTAAGCTAGTACCTGCAAAAAATAAATCAAAATCCTCTGCCCAGTTTAAATAGTCATAGTCATTTGAAAAAACCTTAGTCTTATCTTTTGGTTTTATTGTCACAGAAAAGCTTAAGTCATACCTGTTAGATAAGAAGTTTAATTCACAATACCTAGATTTTTTTAATACAGTCTGTGTAAGCAAAGGGTCTCCTTTACTGTCTGTAATCATAATCCATCTAGAGCCGTCCCTTGTATTATATCCACAAGTCAAAGCAAGTGGCACACCCATCAAGGTAAAGGATGATTTATAATTAGGCTTATTACTAAGTGAAACAGTAACGAAAGTACCTCTCTTAGAATACAGCAATTACACCTCCTTTTGTTATGCTAGCTAGTGCGCCATTAGTACCTTCAATAACCCTAACATTTCCGTTAGCAATATCTACTGTAGCAGTCCTCTTTGTCTCTGCCATTTCACTAGCAGCTCTGACTGTGGCATTTAACTCTCTAGTCTTATCAGTGAGTCCTATCTGGTCTTCTAGACCTTTTCTTATATCATCTTTACTAGCCTCTGTGCCAAAGTCCCTAGTATCCTCTTCTGGTTCACCATTAGCCTGATTAACATCACCTTCTTTGGAGGTTTGTTTTGCGTTCTGGGTTTCAAAAGTTTTAGCTAAAGGTCTCAGTGCTGCCCTCATTTCTTCTTCAGTTAACTGCTCTGTAGTCACTACAGCTCTGTTTATCTTCTGAAGTTTTATATCGACAATAAAAGCGCCTGTACCTTGGTCAGGATGTGATATCCCTAAAGATACCATCACACAATCCTCAATCTCTTTGAAGTAACTTGTTTTTAACTCTTTATACTTCTCGGAGTCTGTTTTATTTGTTGATTGCACGTCAGACTCTATTAAGGTTAGAATCGCACGACTTTTAAACATCTCAATAATCTTATCACGAGCAACAATATGAGAGTTCCTATCTGTCGTACCCTCAGCTTTGAAGTCGTCACCATCCCAGACTATCTCCTTATCAGTATTAAATAAAGAGTAGCTAGATATCATTGCAGATATAGAGTAGGTTGGTGCTTCTATGCTGATGTTGTCTGTTACATCGAAACCATATTCAACAGTCTGTGTTGTGACTGTAGCAGCCCAAGATTCATCAAAAGATTTTACAGAATCAAAAGAGAATATCGAATCAATATTCTCCCCAGTCCCTTTCTTTACTATTGTATATATCATATACTACTCTCTATTATTATTTCGCCATCGTAGCAGGTAGTTGAGCAGATTCAGTAGCAACTGTCTGACCATACTTATTCATGAAGTTGAAGTTAAGTGTAGTAGGTTTGTTTTTCTCATAGTAACCTGCGTTACTTAGTTCTGGTGTACCGCTACTATTCTGCTCTTCATCCATAATCCAACTGTGCCACTTCTTACCCATTTCATATCCTGCACTGTTAGCACCACCTGCACTAAAGTCAGCTCCAAAGAAGTCTTTTGTATTCCCCCAAGAACGGTTGGCTTTGTTTTTGAGGATATCACTAAACTCGTCAAAACCCCCATTAACCATAGCGCCACTTTTCATGTATACTTCTAACCATCTCAACTGAGCTATTAGTAGTTTAACTTTTACAAGTGCGTAGTCTGCATAAACACTCATAGTGTCAAATATAGACCACTTACCTGAGTCTCGTTTATCCATCTCTTCGCCAATGGCAGCCATAGCTTCCCAGACTCCCCAAGCAACAGCAGCCCAACCACCAAACCTCATGATTAGTACTTTTATAGCCCTTCCTAAGAATCCTTTTAAGACTTCGCCTAGCGCAAGAGCAGCAGCACCGCCGTTCCTCATAACGATAAGACCTCTTTTAAGACCTAATACTATTAGCCTCCACCTAGGTATGAATAAAGTCATCATCATCAATAGACCACCATTACCACCAGTGAACTTATCTAGAGTTGACCTCAATTCACCAAGTGAATCAACAATTCCTTTTAGTGCTTTACTTACGAATACTAACTCTTTTGATATACCTGTCAACATACCAAATATATCACCAAGCATCTTATCTAGACCCATATCCATAATGGTCTTAGATGCCTGTCTCATCTGAGATTTAAACTGGTTCTGTTTGAACATAGATGAATCTCTCATCTTATCAAAAGCACCAGAAGTGTGAGCCTTCTCTTGTAGCATACTTGACATAAGCTTCAAGACTTTCTGTGGGTCTAACTTACCTGCTTCCTGTAGCTTCTTAACCTGTGCTACGTTGTCTAAACCATATGCCTTCATTGCTGAATCATAGATTAGTGTAGCAGGGATACCTCTATCAGATAACTGGTTAATCTCTTCTTGTAGGATTCTGTTGTTAGAGAACATCTGGTTAAACGCCCTGAAGATACCTTTTTGGTCATCCTCGTTCGTTCCCATAGCCATCATAAACTCAGAGAACCCAGTAAACATCTCTTTCTTGTCTTTGTGAGTCATTGTACTTGCAGACATACTAATCTGAGCGAATGACTTACCAAGTTCAGCAGAGTTAAGACCTAATCTAAGACCTTCTTTGTTTACATAATCTACAGTATCTCTGAACTCCTCAGCACTCTTAGCAGTCATTAGAATCATAGATTCCATACTAGTCTGCTCACGGGCAGCGCCTACAGCTTTAACACCACCGTAACCAATAGCCCCACCTATACCTGTAAGAGCCATAGAAGGTACTAAGTGATTCATGAATCCTCTTAGACCTAACCCTGCCCCTAGAGCACCTAGACCACCTGCGCCTGCTGCTCCACCACGACCACCGCCACCACCGCCTCCTGTGTTGCGTATACGAACGTCTACACGAGAGTTGGCACGTAACCTAGTCAAATCCCTGTTAAGTACTCCTAAGGCTCTCCTAGCGCCAATTACGCTAGCTGTGTATTGTTGCCAATGGGGTATTCCTGCACGAACTGAGGCATTGATTTTACCAATAGCTTTTGTTGTTGCAGGTCTCTTAGCTGTTATAGAGCTTAGTGCTGTGTCTAACCTTCTAACAGCACTGGCAATGTTGTTATACCCTTCACGAACGCTCTTATTTGCAGCAGCGCCCCTGATTTTGTTTAGTTGAGTATCTACCCTAGAGAGTTGTTTTGTAAGTCCTCTAAGCTGTCCTGTAGTGTGTTTAACGCCCCTGCCTAGGTTGGTCATCTCACCACGAGCATTAGCTAGACTAGCTTTGAAGGTCTTAAGTCCTGAGGTGTCTACCTTAAAACCAAGGCTAGCAAACATTTTTGCAATTTGCATTTTGTACCCTTATAATGATTCAACCTGACGGCTGTGTAATATCAACTACTTACTCTCTCTCTTTTGCCTCATATACTCTTCATAACCCTGCCAATTCTCATACTCTTGATATTCCAATAAATCATGGACATCGGATACAGTCATTTCATTTTTGAGCCTGTGTAAAAGCCCCGCCTTGTCTTTTGTAGTATTGTGAGAAAGTACTTGTAACCACTCCACAGGCATTGAGAAGTTGGCATGAAGTTTCTCTTCCTCTGGAGAGATTACCCTCGCTGCGCCATCACCTAGCCTTTTGGTAAATTTGTAACGAGTCTTTGAAAAGAATCAAAGTAATTTAATTTGATAACCTCAATGAATAGCATAATCAGTGTGTCGTAGTTCTGTGAAAATTCTGTGTCAAAGTTTATTTTATACCCATCACACTCAATATTTTCAATCATCTCAAAAACAAGCTCTGTAACTTCTTTTGAGTTTTCACCAGTTAATATTTGTGTAATCTGTTCAATCATAGCTTCATCAGTCTTATCTTCATTGAAGAAATAGCCGATAAAAGGGAAGATGAATTTACTAAGCCTAGGTAGGTATCCCCAACCAACACGACCTTTAAAAGCGTTAACGATATAACCCTTGTCATTCATTCTTAGTACTTTTTGTTGTGATACTTTATCTGTCATAATAACCTCTTTTTATTTAGTTGTTAGGCTCATAGCCTTCTATGTAGGAGTCAACGCCCTCTGATGTTTGTGTCACCCCGTTAGTCCTTTCGTTTATAATAATATTTTTTTCGATATTACTATCTTCAGGTCGGATGCTGTATTCTTTGAAGATGTCATCCTCTGTATTTGTACTGTCATCAACAGCTGTAAATCCTGAATGCATAGTTTTTATTGCAAATACTATTTGTCTATCAGCAGTTTCTTGACTTGTTGCTATCTCTGGCATCTCTAATATAAATGCCCTGTACACATTGACAATTGAGTTGTTTTCATGTACAGCTATGTTAAACCAACCTTTAGTCTCTAACTGCCTAAGAGCAAGTAGCCTTAAAACAGATAGACACTTAGAAGTGGGTAGAACCGTCACAGTCAATGTTCTCTCTGTGATTACTTCTGTTATACCATTGTAGTAGTAGTCAATACCAGTCTCTTGCCTCATTATGGTATCAGCACTGATTGTATAGGTGACAATTCCATCTAGGGGGAAGCCTGCAACAATAACACGGTTCAGAGAAGCGTCATAACTAGCTGTGCTTCTGGGAAGATAAGGTTCTGCTATATCTAATAATGTTAAAGCCTTTGTTTTTATGCCTTCTAAAATACTCATTAAAAAAGACCTTTTAGTTTTGAGTCCGCGATATCTACACCTTCCTTAATCAACTCTTCGAAGTCTGTTAGGTCTATACCGAAAGCTTCAGATAGTTCAATAAGCCTAATCGTAGCTTGTAGAGCACCTGTAATAAATCCAGTGTCAGCTGTACCTTTTAGTTGATATGTCGCATTGTTACATACGAATACCCAAGACCTAGAACCAGATTCACTGCTAAAATCAGCAACAGGCTCTGTCTCAAAGAACGTATCAAATGATGTGAATCTAGTACCACCATTGTTAGACTTCTCTTCGATATTCAAAGGTATCTTTAAGTTAAGTCCTGCTCTTTGGTGTAGCTTAAGTATGCTGTGTAGGAAGTCATTAGACTCACTGACTTGCTCCACATTAATCGTAACACGGTAACTAGAGTAGGCATCATAAAAAGCCACCCTAGTACCGTCTTGCGCTCTTCTAAAGGTACTGATTGGGTCTATCCTCTCAATAGATATGAAGCTATCTTTAGATAGACCATCTAGCTCTACTCCAAAGATACTACACTTGACTGAGGATGGTACGTAAGAGTAGAGCATATTTAATCCTTAAAGAATTTTCCAAGCGTCATCAATATCGACACCAAGTGTTGCTAAAGAAGATACTAACTCATCATCAACTTTACCTGAACCACCTAGTTTCTGGTCAGCGTTAGTTAAAACGACAATCCAATCACGTACAGAAGTATCACTTCCGAACTCATAACTCATAGGGCGCTTGATGAAACTCTCTGATGAGTAAGCATAAGTTCTGCTTGACTTATCTGCAAAAGTACAAGTGAAGATACCTTCTAGACCTGTTGGGTCTTTTTCATCGAACTTAGCAAGTGCATCCAAGAAGTCATTCGTAGGAGATGTCTGGTCTACGTGTAGGGTCATTCTTAGGGTATTATCTAAGCTATGAGTCCTTACTGTCTCACCGTAGTTCAGGGTCTTCTCTGTCCAAGCAGCATCTGGGTATTCAATGCTAACCATACTGTCTTTAGCCAATCCACCAACGATGTGTGAGGTGTTTGTTGCAGGATGTGTAATAGCAACAACGATTGAAGACGGACGGTAGCTAGATAGGCTATTAGCCATTTATATATTCCTTTTTTAGTTAATTTATTGTTTACCTATTCCAAAGACTTAGGTGTAAACAGTACCTTCAATCTTATCGACAAACAAGATAGCACCTGCTAACCTAGCTTTAAATGTTACTTTTCTTAAGTATCCACTTGCACGTTCTGCTGAGGTTAACTTGCTTGCATCAGGAACACTGATAACAAAACCATCTTCATTAGTTAAGATTTTATTCACTACAGCTTCACTAAGTACAGTAAAGATTTCTGACTTGAATAACTCAATAGATGCATTGGTAAAGTTAAGTCTATCTTTAGTATAAAACAAGTTCCAAACTCTTTCAGCAATACGAATTTTAAGCCAGATAGCGCCTAAGATTACGTGGATTTTTTCCCCACCAACTGTGTTAGCATTACCTTCGATTGACGGGTCTTGACCAACTTTGGTGTAGAAGTGAGCATTCTTACCCTTAAGAACAGCAACCTCTGTAGGTGAGAAATTCTCTGTAGATAGACCAACCAAGGCTTTGTGAATCCAAGTATTGCTACCAATAACAGCACTAGCAAATCTACCAACCCAAGCAGCTTCAGCAGCGACTAATGTTTCGTCTTTAGTATAAATACCAAAGCTGTGTACAAGGGTCTTATCACGAAGTGTACTGAAAATGTCAGTGTTATTCTCTGGGTTTAGTGTATCTATGTTACTATCTGAGAAGATGTAAACAGCATCTTGGGTCTCCATAAAGTCAGCGATAGCTTCTTTGTCAGAATCTAAAGTTGCATCAGTGATAACGAAGAACCATTCAGATGTGTACTTTAGAAGTGTATTAATACCCTCAACGTAGTCAACACCCAAATCACCGCCTTGTAGTTTACCAACAATTACTTTAGATACTTGTGGGTTTTGACTAAAGATTAATGAAGCAGCCTTGTAAGCGTACTCATCAGTATTAAAACCATCTTCAATCA